CTCGAAATCTTCACTGTATATATCTTTTTTTGTATCTGTATCTGTATCTGTATATACAGGCGTTTGCTCAACATTCGCACTGCGATCGCTTAGCGAACGCTTAACGAACGCACTACGAGCGCTTGTTGAGGCCTTCTCTGATTTCTCTCGAACTTTCGCCAGATCATTCTCAACTCTTGCATGAGTCCAAATATCTCCGTCAATCCAGAAAAACTCCGCCAGAATCTCTCGATTGTCTTCCCATTCCTCCGGAGTCATTCGAGCAACTGTGGCTAGGCGTTCGCGGCTATTGTTGAGCGGCTTGCCCTGTTGCCAGTAATTCATCAGTAGTAACATATACGCGCCATGCTGAACGGCGTTGAGATGGGCGGTATCAGCAAGATAATCGTTCACATACAGTTGCATATAAGGCAGGGAATTCATTTACTCCCTCCCGACTGACTGCATAATCATTTGTTTAGTTATCCCGTATCGCTCAAAATCTTTTATGACTTTGTCGCGAACCGATGATTTGTTGTGGCTCAATAGAGATTGCCTTTCGTCGTTAGTCATTCCGCCCCAAACTCCGTATTGTTCTTGATTGGTGGCGTACTTTAAGCATTGACTCCAAATTGGGCAAGGAGCGCAGGTGAAGCGGAAAACATCTATGTCGATCAACTTTGATACGCCTCGATCCTCGATCTTGTAGAAAAAGTTTGTCGGCAAATCCTTGCAAGCGGCTCGATCCCAATCGACATCCATGTAGGTCGGATTTTCATAATTATCAACAAGGGCATCAAGTTGATCGCGATCATAAGTTCCGTCCGCAAATTGGTGGATCTCGTACTTTTTAATCCACCTGTGAATTGTCCGTTGCGTGACTCCGTATCGGCTGACCGCTTCGGAGATTGTTATTTTGATGAGCAACCGTTTACTCCTGTCGCATCGTAATAATCACAATAAGAGCGGCAAAAATAAACATCTTTTTCAGGTTCCGGAACTTCGCCGTTCGCCGCCATTTCTTGAAGATTGGCAATCCACGCCAAGCCTTGCTGAGCCATCTCGGGATCATAAGGCTCGGTGTGTTCTCGAACATCTTCGGATTCGCCATCACGCGCCACTGCTACAAGGGTGACTGTTTCTACCGGATAGCCATTCTCACTTACAAGATAGCCATAAAGTTGAACCTGCATCCTTTGTTGGAGCGAAGGAAAGTAGCGAAGGGACTTTTTCTTTGTTGTTTTCCAGTCCACGATCTGTTGTTTATCTTTAATGTAGAGATCGACATGGCCCCGCAACCCTTCGATTGCGAACTCCTGCTCGATCATAAAGTTATCCCCGAACGGATCTTCTCGCTTGATCGCTTCGGCAATTCCGGCGTGAATAAATGTCCCGAGTATCGCGGGTAATTTATCCGTTGGATTTACCTTCGGGGCCTGCGTGATATTCATAAACACGCGCCGCTTACAATCGCCAACGGCTGACGGACCGATGTCGATTTGTAAAGATCTGTCGCGCTGAGCATCATGTCCGGCCAGCGCTCCAACCAACATTTTCTTAATATCGCTCACGAAGCATCAAATCCTGTGCGAACCGAAGTTCCGATCGAGCGAGCAATATCTACCTGAACTCTAAGGCGAGCCACATTTGCCCGATTAGCCTTGACGGTCGCTTCAGATTCGGCAAGCGCCATGTGAGAATCTTTGTTATCAAGGAGTGCAATATCTTCGCGCTCCTGCACCGTGTAATTCCTACCAGTAGGTGAAGATATTTGCGCTAACCCCATGCGGGAAGTAGCCATCGCAACTTCGTAATATGCCTTGTGTTGATGATAAGCGGCTTCAGCATCTACGAGATCGTTGTGCGCCTCGTCGATTAACTTGCTGAGATCCTTGAGGCGGGTTTCAACTTGCACAGGGGTGACTACGCTCACTTTTTCTCACCTAACGCAATCTGAGCGCAAATATCCTGCACTTGCAGAGCGACATTCTCGATACCCGCTTTGACGATCACTTTTCGATTATTAGTGAAATCGAGAGCGCAGATCTGATCGTAAATATCGAGGCGGATCTCTGCCTCAAGGCGAGCCGTCATCTTTGCAAGTTGCTGAGCGAGGAACTCGTCAGTTTTTGCTCCGAGGATTAACTTGCCGTTGTTGATTTCCCAGTGTTGTTTAGTTTTGCAAAACAGTTTCATAACATCATCCCATTCTCGGCGTATCGCCATACGATGCACCGGTTGCCTTTTTCGTTATCTCTAGTTGTGCCGCTATCTATTACGAAGCCATCTGTTACGAGGGATCCGCGAATCGGTCGTACTGTATTGCCATCTAAGTGGAGATACTTCTCGATCTCATTATCAGTTAAGCCGGTGAGTCCTCGGTTGATGAAAAGTTCATAGACTTTGCGGCGAAGTGATCCAACTTTCGGCTCGATCTTCTCCCTTGCCTCTATTGAGGTGCGTTGTGTCGTCATCCTGCCAACTCCTGAACTCTTCGATTGAGCGCGTCCTTTAGCGTTGTGCCTTTGATCGAGAAGTCTAAAAAATCCTTCTGTTCTGCCCATATTTCACGAAGTCGGGAAACTTCGTTGGTTTTGTAGATCTCATCCAGAACAATCTCAAGTTTGTCCAATTCCTCCGGAGTTAATGTGCGAACCGCGTAAAGATTCTTTCGAGGATTCTTTTCATAGCGCTCAACCTTTTCCATCTCTTCGCGTGATGGGCGCTTATTGCCGGAGAAGATAAAGTTGGCGAGTGCGCGGCCAATCGCTGAGGTTTCGCATACTTCGAGAGCGGAAGTCTTGGTGACCATTGAAGAGCCAACAATCTCCTCAGCCATTCCGCTAGTCACGGAGCGCTGATCTTCTCGATCGGTGTAGATCCAAGCCTGAACAATGAATCGAGAATCGTCGTTGTGCATAATCTGGGTATGAATTCGCCCGTTTGGGAACTGCTCCCAAAACTTTTTGATTCGAGATTCGACTGTGTCGTAATCCTCGAGGTTGAAGCGACCCGCCATTTATTTGCCTTCCTTTTCTAGTTTGGTTTTCTTGGTTGTTTTCTTTGCGTACTCGATAGCGACATCGACCAATCGCATCCCGTAAAATTGTTTTGCATGGCTATAAGGAACTCCGACCAATCCATCGGTGAGTTGATAAGCCTCAAACTTTGTAATGAGATCAGGCACTCCGAGTTCGCGCCACTGCATTAGATACTTAAATGCTTTTTGACCTTCGCGTTTTGTGTGAGTCATGTTATGCACTTACCTTAATCTCAGACCAGCACCATGAGCAAAATCCCTCACGGGTTGGGCGGGGAGTTCCTTGTGTGTTGGCGATGGAATTCCAATTCTTAGCCTGAGAGTCTAAGCACTCAGGACGATCGCAAACTTGTAAAGATGCACCCATTTCAGCGCGCTGAATATATTTTCCGTTAATGCGAAGATTGGTATCCAATTCACCGCATAGCATTTGGCTAAGGTTTAGAATGAACTCGCGCTTTTCTTCGCTTGTTGCTTTGCTTTCAGATTGAACATTGAGTGCACGGATAATAAGATCAAGTTCTTCCGCTGTAAGTCCTACGCTTGCCTTGAACATTTTGTTGCCTTTCTGTTGGGATCCGTTCTCTCGGATCTGTTAAAAGGAACAGTAGCCCATAAATTACGAAAAGGGAAGATCCTGCCCATTTCTGCCCGTCGGCGCGGCGCGGGGATTTATGCGAGGATTGAGCCATGATCCGAGTCCAAATCTCCCTGTGGAGCCTTGCCGTCATGGTTGAGGCTGAATTGAAGTATCCCGATCAGATCGACGATATTGTTAACCGCGCCTCTACACTCTTTGTAACGGGGCTTATGGCGGCCAAAAATCAGGATCTAGACATCACACAAGTCAATTTTATCGACCTCGGGGATGAATCATCCGCCGAAGAGGATTAGACGAATTGGGTGAAAATGTCTATATTTCCGCCCGAGAAATTGTCGCATTGGATGGCCGCTTCGATCGCTTTTCTAACCAAAACTGCCGCAACTTCAGGGAATTCCACATCCTCCGCGCCTAGAGCCTTGAGCGCTCCGAGAGCATAATCTCCGCCGGATCCAGCCCTGTAAAGTTTGCTTGTCGATGTTTCCCACGAATAATCATCTGAAACCTTGAATATCTGCCCTCGGACGGCAACTAACAAATTGTTATCGAGGCGGACTGTTTCATCTTCTTTTTTCCACTCAGATCCGGCGTCTAATAATTTCCGGCGAAGGGATGGAATGAAGAGTCGAGTCATATAACTTTCCGGCGATCCACGGAATCGAGGCGCAGTCCATCCATGTTCGAGGATATTCAATCCGCGAACGGCACCTGATCCGGCAATAAAAGTCGGTCCGTTTTGGAAAATCTTAGGATCTCGGACATAAATGAATTCACCGTTTGTATCACTTGCCTTTGAGTCGGCTCCTAATACGCACCAGCCGTCGCCTTGAATTCCTACGAGGGTAGTCATTACTCAAGCCACAACCGGTATTCGGAAGTTACGCGACCCTTCTCAGGATCAACGAAGTGCAAGCGCTGAGAGGCTTCGCCATTTGCGGCAAGAAGATCACGAGCGTATCTGTTGCCAGTCTCAACTGCTCCGGACATAAACACAGATCCTTCGCCGTTGGCCATATTCCACGACTGATGCTGATGGTAATGACCGATATAGAGGTCGCGAAAATCAAATCCCTTAGTGATCTCATCAACTTCATCGAAGAACTTATACGCGCCGGATTTCCAACGATCGGCAAAACGCACGATTGTTGATGCGGTTCCCCAACGGATTTCGTCTCCATGAATGAGCAACGCTTTATAGTTTCCAATAGTCACGCGCTGAATGTCCTCCTTGGTCATTTGCCAAGTAAGGCGCTTCTCATCTCTAAGTGCTTGCCCTGCGAACATATAAGTCAATTTGTCCCAGTTAATATCTTTAGGCAATTCGCCAAACTTTCCAATGCGACCGTGGTTGCCCGGTTCGCAAATAACTGTAACTTTCTCAAAATTAGCAAGAAGTGTGCGAACTATGTCGATCAAAATACGCGAAGCCTCAACAAATTGAGTCATGATGTCTGAGTCAACTTCATAAACTTGCGCAGGGAAGATTGTTGTATTTTCAACAATATCTCCGCCAAGCATGAGGACAATCTCTTTGACCGGATGATCTGCTCGCTGAATGTCTGCAATCCGGATTGTTTTTTCAACTGATTGCTTTACAAGGCGCTCGCACTCTTTAGTGTTATATGTGAGAGTTTGCTTGCCTAATTGCCAGTCAGTCGAATGTAGAAGGGCAACCTCTCCTCGTTTCTTTCGAGAATCTTTAATAGGAGTTGGAACGGGCAAAACCGGCCCATGTGACAACATCGCATCATGGGCGGCATTAACTACGGCTTGCGTAAAGTCTTCTTTGTTTCTTTTAAGATCAGCAATAGTTTTCTGAGATCTTAAAAGGGCTCTGCGAAGTTCATTAACATCTTGCGATTCCGGCTCGGGGATATTTTTTAGTCGGTCGCTGAGGCTCATTCGATCCCCATTATGTCTTTACCGTGTTTCGTGTAACCCTCTTTATCGAGCCACGAATCATTTTTGTAAGGGTTGTAGAAAAGACGAACGGACTTAAGTGCATCCATCATCAACGCAACTTGATACGCAGGAATATCGTCCTCAAGTTTTAAGAATCCAGCCCATACGCGACCAATAGCAGTGAACTCAATAAACGCGTCGCCGTACTCATCTAAGCGTTCTTCGAGGATTTCATCTACTCGACTACGGGGCATTTGCATCGTCCATTTCTATGATTGTTGAAAGTAACTTCAGCGATGTGATAACCCTCAGACCTAAGAGCGGCTACGAGTGTCATAGACGGAGTGCCTTTTTTAATATGATCAAGGAGATCTTTGCGATCTACTTCGTCCAGCATCTCGAGAATAATTGCGAGAGTGCATTTGCTTTCAGATTTGGTTGTGTGTCGTTCAATAGAATCGGCTAGCGCCATAGTTGCCCCCTTATGAGAGAAGCGTACCGAGAAAAATCTTGAGAAGCGAGTAGAAACGCTAAAAAGAAAAGAGCCGCGGCGAATAATTTTTAGGGTTATTCGAGGCGGCTCAGTCTTGCACTCATGGTCAATAAAGTGCTACCGGCACTCTAGGGTTTTTTCCGGTGTGAATCCGTATTCAGTTTTTATGCCATTTGACATTAAGTTCAGCCTAGCAGAAAACCCTGTCGCTAATTAGCACGGGCTATCGAAGCCAGTACGACAGGGTTCTCGCGGTCAGCCATCGAAATGAACTGAGGGTGTTAATTCTATCGTACCGGAATATGTGGATAAACACATATTCAAGCATTACCCCTGAACATTGTTCACATAAGGCGTGATGATGTGAGATTCCGGCAACACATCCGGACTTGATGGGGGATTGTGTGGCACAGAACTACCAGCAAGGGCGGCACCTGCGGCAACGATCAAGTGATGAGAGTCCATCGCATACCCACTATTTGCCCACGCCGCCATAAATCCAGCACTCCCGAGAGCAATCGCCTTCGGGTTGGTTATCGGTACACGAATCATTGGATCCCCTTTACGAGTAAGGCATAAGTCACCTGATCCAGTATCCCAGTAACGGGGAGTCCAACTTTCTTCTGATACAACTTAACGGCGGCAAGATCAGCCGCGGTGAAAGTCGAGTTCTGAGCCACGGCAGGAATCAGTCCGGCGTTATAGAGAGCCTTTTCGACTATCAGTTCGGCGGCGGTTTTCTTCCCTACCACTAGATCCGATGCCTTCCACGCTGGCGCAGAGGCGGTTGTGAGCGGTTTAGCAGTTGGGGTCGTGGTGCTTTGATGGATAGCCACCCCGCCAGCCCCTAGAGCCGTTGTAGCGGCAGTTCCGATGGCTAAGGGTTTATTAGTTCCGAGGGAGGTGGTCGGCTTGAGTGGGGTTTCATACTCAGGTCGCACTATCGCCAGCACATAGAGGTAAGAGCGATGCCGAAGATAAACCCCATGCCCGTTGTATTGAGATACATCCGTCATATGCTCCGGTCCAGTATTTCCGCCAACGGTAGTGATTCCATCTCGGGAGGCATTTACAACGATCTCAACATGGTCGGCGATTCCATTACCAGCCCACGAGAAGAAAACTAGATCGCCCGGCTTTCCATCATATTTATTGACTACGCCTTTGCGTTGCTGAAACCACGAAAGACCGGCAGGGCAATACGAGAACCCTTTAGGAGTTTGAGCGGCTACGAGATGAGAAAGATCATTTTGCGCGAATACCCACGATACGAACATAGCGCACCACGGCTCATTTGGCACTCCGTACCAATCGCCATACGGGTTGGCATCAGTAGTGCCACCGTAAAAACCGACTTGCTTTTGTGCAGTCGTAACAATATCGAGCGCATTAGACACGATGAACAACCTTAAAAAGAATCAGAA